TGTGTATACCTCCTGTTTTGTTTATTGTAACACCTTGTAGGTGCGAAAATTGCTGCTTTTTAGGAGCAGAATACTGTTTGTAGGTTTCTGTATCAATAAGTACACAGTTTCGGTTCATAGTCAGTTTTCTGTCTTGTAAGATATCAAATCTAACATTTAACCACATTATAGCATATTATATCACGCATTTCAATATTAATTGCGGAATTGTTCACATATAAATTGCAATAATGTAGGATAAAATATATCACAGAGGTGATATTGAATGACGGAAAAGGAGTTCTCGCTGCGTCTGGCGCAGCTCCGTGGCGAAAAGGGAGTATCGGCAAGGGACATGAGCCTGTCCATCGGACAGAATGCCAGCTACATCAATAATATTGAAAATGGCAAGGCACTGCCGTCCATGACGGGATTTTTCTATATATGCGAATACCTGAACATCACTCCCGACGAGTTTTTCGACGCGGAAAACAAGAATCCGGAAAAGATTCAGGAAGTGGTCGAGAACCTTAAAAAGCTGGACAGCGAACAGCTCGACAACATCTCAGCAATCATACGGGACCTTGCAAAATAGCAAAAGGCGCGGCTTTACATAGCTGCGCCTTTTCATATTCACTTGATTCCGAGCAGATTGTTGACGGTCACGTTAAAGCATTTGCTTAATGCTATAATTTCTATGTCAGTCACAAATCTCTCGCCGGATTCTATACGCTGGACTGCGTTTTTGTCGATATCCAGACCTACGACCTGCAATCTGTCCGAAAGCTCGCGCTGTGAGATTTGGAGCGCCTTGCGGAGTTCTTTTACTCTCAGTCCCGATATGTTGTTGCGTCCGTCTGCGGTTCTTGCCTTGAACATTTTGTCTACCTCCTGCTTAATGTCAATCTTGATATAAGCAACTCTGCCATGATATGGTTACTGAATGCTGCGCTTGGAAATACCACCTATCATTATACCCCATTTATCGGGTATATGCAATACACTTTTTACCCATTATAATATAAGATAGGTGATATTATGATAAATTACGACCCTTTCTGGGCATACCTCGCCAAACACGGCATAAGTACATATAAGCTGATAAACAGCTACGGCGTCAGCAAAGGTCTTATTGATCGAATGAAGCACAACAAGGCAATAACAACTTTCACGATCAATGAGCTGTGTAATACATTGGACTGCAATCTGAACGACATCATGCTGTTCGTTCCGGATAACAAAGAGAATAATGAGTAAGACTTTCGAGAAATCGGAAGTCTTAATTTTCTTTTAGGCTAAGTGTCTTTTTGATTATAAGTGTTAGTCGTCCTGAGATTTGCTCTCGATCATTCTGCGAATGTATCCTTTGACCTCAATCACCTGAACCGCGCTCAGACTGTCGATAAGCTCCTTTGTCTGGGTACGGACAAGTTCATCGTCCAGAACGGCAAAATCGCTTTTACAGAGCAGACAATCCACTGAAATACCATAGGTCGTCGATAATTCCATAAGAATACTAACTGGGATATCTCTGTTTCCACATTCATACATGGAAAGCGTGGTCTGGTCTATAAAGAGCTGTTCTGCCATCTGTTCCTGGGTCATTTTAAGTTTCTTTCGCAGGGAACGAATCCTATTCTTATAAGACACCGCCATATTTTCACCTCCTTTCCGGAGATTAGTATATAACATTTACAGTGGTTTTTCAACCTACAATGTGTCATATTCTTACGACACATTGTCATACAAAACCACTATATTTTGTGTTATAATAGATATATGAACAAATAAGCGGCGGAAACAAAACCACTCCTTTTTGGAGAGTCGGACTAATCTCATTATCCGGAAACGTTACGCTGCTTTAGTTCCGGCTCAGTTCATTGACAATTAAATAGCAATGCAGATAACAACAAACTGATGTCCTTAAAGACGCGCCACAAAATTCCTGCTGTTGATCTGACGGAATATCTCATTATCCGTGACCACCAATTTACCGCGCGAGAATAACAGATACGCCGCCACCTGCCGACAGTCCGCAGGAACCCTAAACGCATAGGGAGCTCCTTAAAGGAACGAGCGCGGAGGACACAGTTATAATGATACTTCCGGCGACGGCAGAGTAACCCGCAGGGTTATTCGTCCACAGGAATGGGCAGGGGTGAAAGTCCCATGCCAGGGTGCGTACTACCTGGGTCTGCATTGACACGCCAAAGCAGAAAAGGACGGGCATTTCTGCTCGTCCTTTACGCTGCGGTTATTATTAGATTCTTTGCTGTGATTTTACACAAATCTTTGCTGGTTTATTGGTAATTATGCTTAAATTCAATAAAATGGTGAGGGGATTGTGCTTTGCCTTCTTGACTTTCAGGCTTTACTGTGTTAAACTTTACTTGTGAAACGCACGTCATAAGTCTGAAACTGGAGGTAACTATAGCAATTCTCAATGAAGCGTATTTCCAACTTGCGAAGTCCCTTTGAGAATTGCTATTGATTATGGCAATGGTACTTATTATAACTGTTAGGAGGACAACAATATGACCTCAGAGCAGAAATCACTTATCATATCTCAGATATCGCTTCTTCTTGACCAGATGGTTGAGGCTCCGGTTGAGCCTAAAGCACCTGTTAAGGACGGTCCACGCGAAATGCTCACGACCAAGGAGTGTCTTGAAACAGTAAAGGGATTATCGTTCCACACGCTTCGTGTTCTGATTGCCAAAGGTGAAATTCAAGCGTTTAGAACAGGCGAGAACGGACGTGGACGTATCCTTGTCCCCAAGAGTTCGCTTCTTGCCTATTTTGACAGACTTTAAGACGAGAATCGCATTGCGATTATGCGTTAAAAGGGTCTGTGCAGGAGGTAATCTGAACATATGGCTACAATAAGGAAACGCGGTAAGACTTATCAAATCCGCGTCAGCACAGGATATGACGCGCTCTACCGTCAGGTGGTGCGTACAAAAACCTGGAAACCCAAACCCGGAATGAGCGATAAACAGATAGAAGCCGAACTTAATAAGCAGGCGGTAATGTTTGAGGAACTCTGCACCAGAGGAATCGTTCCATCAAATATGAAGTTTCAGGAGCTTGCAGAGAAATGGTTTGACGAATATGCAGTCGTCAATCTCAAGAAATCCTCGGTACAGCGGCTCAGAGGGGTGACAAAGCGGATTTATTCAACATTCGGGCATATCAGGGTAGACAAGATAACCCGCGGTCAGATACAGGCATTCATTGATGACCTGGCGCGGAACGGCAAAAACTTTTTGAATGGTCAGCCGCTTTACCGAAAAACCATCATTCATCATCTGAATCTCTTGTCCGACGTGTTTAATTACGCGATACGATTGGAGATGATAGAGGATAATCCGTGCAAGAATATTTTCGTTCCCAAAGGCAGGAAAAAGGAAAAAGAAATATACACTGTCGAGGAAATGAAACAGCTTTTCGCACTCGCAGAAGAATACGGCACTCTGGATTATCGAGCTTTTCTTACGCTGGCGGTTTACAGCGGATTCAGAAGCGGCGAGCTTATGGGGCTTGAATGGAAGGATATCGACTGGGACAACAACGTTATAAGCGTCCGCAGGACTGCAAACTATACGGCAACAGACGGAACCTATACAGACACTCCGAAAACCAAAAAATCGGTGCGGTCGCTTAAACTGCCCGATGTAGTGTTCGACCGTCTAAGGGAGCTGCGCACGCAGCAGCTTGAGAACAAAGAAATATTCGGAACAAAATGGGTAGACAGTGACCGGATATTTGTGAACAAGCTAGGAAAGCCGCTGTACAAAGGAGAGCCTTACAAGTGGCAGAAAAAGCTCACAGAGGAACACGGCATGAAATTCTGTGATATTCACTCTCTCAGGCATTTTAACGCTACGGTGCTGATTCATTCCGGAATTGATGCCGCAGCAGTGTCAAGCGCTCTAGGACATTTCAGCATAAGCACAACAACAAACATTTATTGCCATGCTTTTAACGAAGCGCAGGCAAGGACAGGAAATGCAATAGCAGCCGCATTGGACTTCACAAGTTTCCCTAAAGGGGAAGTTTCAGAAAATAAAAGGACAGAAATGCCTCTCTCAGAGCGCATTATTGCTCACAATTCTGATGCCGCGAAGGACATATGAAGGACAAAATTGCCTTTTCAGGGCAAAGCAAAAGCCCTACAAACGGCTTAATACAGCCATTTGCAGGACCTTGAAGCGTGGTGGAGCCGAGGGGAATTGAACCCCTGTCCGAAAACCCGTCCTCACGACTTTCTTCGGGTGCAGTCGGTCTTTTAGATCTCCCGTGCCTGAACGCCGACAGACAGGCTTTCAGGTTTGGCAGCCTTTAGTACATCAGAGATTACAAGGCAACTCATCAATGACGTTCACCACTAGTCGACGCCATATCCCCGCCCGTGGTACTGCGAGGTATGACGGCAGCGCGCTTAGGCAGCTACTAACTCAGAATTGTAATCTGCGTTTAAATTTAAAGGTGCGACGATTAAAGTGATTTCGCCCTCACTACCCGCTTATCGAGCCTCAGGATCCCCGTCGAAGCCTTTACGGCCCCATGGAACTAAAGCTTTGTTTATACAGTATACCACACTTGAAGCGTTTTGTCAAGAGGCGAAACGCTCCAACCGCCCTGCTCTTCCAGGATCTCAAACTCTAGTATAACACGGATAATCCGATTTAAACAGTACATCTGAAATATTCCGGAAGCACGGTAAAACGCACCTCCGGGAACTATCGCGGAAACCTTGCAGGAACAAAAGATCACCGACTGCTCAAACTGACCTAAACACGCTCAGCCAAAGTTTATTCCGCATATTTTCAATGAATCTTCCGGACATTTGAAACAGCGCCCGGGTGCCATGATACAACATACAGCTCACCCTGAATGGAGAAAAGGGGCGCCCGTTCGGAATCACTCTGCACGGCAGAAGCCGTCCTCGGATCTTCGTCACAGACTGGAGAAGAAAAGATCTCAGATGAGCCGCAGCTCATAGATCAGGATTGCGAAGCGTATTGCGTTATGGAGTGTTGTCGGGTTGACGGATTGTTGAATTATCGAATTAGCGTTCAGCGGCTTGCGAAGTCTGGCATACCCGAGTTGACACGCTGTTTCCGCAGAAACAGTCATGATCCGGCAGCCATCGTGAGAGCCTGATGAATTGCGGTTCTATTTCCTCAATAATTCGCCCGCCTTGCGGAAGGCACTATTGAAATGGTGTTATCAGCACCATAGCTTTTAGTTCCGTTACTTCTGACCTGTATGCTGTATCATGGCACCCGGTGGTGCCGGGAGTATCACTCCCGGACGCCGGCTACGATCGTTTCAAATTCGTCTGAGATGTTCCACCTGGGAACGAAGTCAACGTCGGTCGTCACAAGCGCCTTGTCTATCCATGCCGAAGCCGCCTTCGCCTGCTGGGTGAGTTCCTCGGCCTTGCTGCGCACTGCGTTCCGGTCAAAGGATATCGTGCTGATCACCGTCGCGGGTACGTTGTAGGCAGTCTGCCTGCCGTCGATGTCAAACTTGTAGCTTGTGTCCATGTAGTCACGCCTGAGGTTGCGGAGGTCAAGAAGGCTGCGGTACTTTTTTATGAGTTCGTGGCGCTCCTTGTTCAGGCTTATCTCAAGGTCGAGGTTGCGCGGGAGCTTCTGCTTCGCCGCCGAGATCGCAAGAGCACATCTTTCGCGTTCCCTGCGCGCCTCGTCCAGGAAGAGGATAAGCTCGTCGCCGGTCACGCTGTAGCTGCGGAGATCCTCAACGTCCTCCTGCGTGTCCTCCATTCCGCTGTTTACCTCGGAATACCTCAGCACCTTCCGCGATGTGTACAGGTAGTTATCACTGCTGATCGTCCGGACATCAAGACGCGGCGACACCGGGCTGAGCAGGTCCCGCGCCGTCTGCATTGATGTGCTGAGGAAATTCATGTATGCGAATGCGTCCTTGAGGTTCATCGGTTCTGTATTTACTGACATATTTCTACCTCCATTTGTCTGCGTTTTGTCTTTCTGGTATTATATATTCAGATTTTTCCGGAGCGTCAACCGATTTTTTATAAAAAACGCCCCTGACTTTTCGTCAGAGGCATATTCCGGAATATGTCACGCGCACATCATCGTCCGGAGCTGCTTGAGGGTCCTGTTGACCATCTTCCGTACGCCCTCCTTGGAGGCGCCCAGCTCCTCGCCGATTTTCCCGTAGCTCTCGCCGTGGACGATGCAGCGTATCATCGCAGCCTTGTTCCTGTCGTCCGGCAGGGAGTCAAGGCATTCCCGCATTTTTCCGAGCATTATTTTATTTTCCACGGTCTCCTCGACGCCGGGCTCGTCCGATACGATGGTATCGCCAACAGTCGCGTCTCCGTCCTCGCCGGCGGGGTCGTTCAGGCGTATCACAGCGCTGCCGCTTTCCGCCATGCGGACGTTCCTCAGCCTGAGCTGTCCCCACCCCAGCTCCTTCATCAGGAGCTCGTCGGATGGCTCGCAGGAATTCAGCCTGAAAAGCTGCTCACGCTTGCGCCGGAGCTGGTTCACGCTGGCAACATAGTGCCTGCCGCGGATATCGCAGTCCGCCGAGTAGCTTTTCATAAAGCTGTCGAATGCCGCAGAAATGTAGGTCGGCAGGCTGGCGCGGTCAGGGTCAAAGCGCCGGAGCACCCTGTCCAGGCAGAAGTAGAATTCGTTCACCCAGTCGCATGGCTCCATATCAGACCGGACTGCTGAACCTCCGGTGACTGCCCGGACGCGCTTCGCCGCGATCAGAAGGCAGTAGCTGATCAGCTTTTCACGGCGCTCCCCAGGGAGAGACTCCAGCCCTGAGCGGGAAGCCTCCGCAGCGTATTCAGCGGCTTCCCCGCCGCTTACGTTCGCGGTGCGCTCCAGTTCAGCTATGTAATTCTGGATAGAAGTAACGATGTCAGGATTTTCGATGCTCATAATTTCCTCCTTGTCTGACCAGTCGTGTTCAGAAGTGTTCCTGAGAAAAAATGTCGCGTCATTATGCCGATTGCGCCGCCGGAGCCTCCTGTCCTTAGTAATAAAAAAACTCAGAAAGCAGCTGTTTTACCCGCAGCATTAACTGAGTGCCTCAAAATGAGGTGGAATCTAATTATACAACAGAAATATTCCTTTGTCAACCCCCTTCGGCATTTTTTTTACAAATTCAGAGCAAGCCCGGGATAACGTCATATAAAATTATCCCCCGCACTCGTCATGCGGGGGATAAACATTGAGTTCAGAACTGATTATGTGAGGTTCTTGATAGCTTCGTTGATCTCGTTGATACGAGCGTCGATAACTGCGAAGTTAGCCTCTCTCAGCTGAGTGTAGGACTGCTCGCCCTGAATGTAAACATACTTGGTGAGCTGCTCTACGTTGGAATCTGCGGTATCAGCAGAAGCGATATCGGTACCAAGGCCGTTCTTGAAGTCGAAGATAGGAGTGAGCTTGCTGGTGCCATCCAGAGTGGTCTGGCTGTAAATGAAGTCGAGGTTATAGTCTGTCCAGCCGTTCTTCTCCTTAGACTGTGCGATGGAAGCAGCGGTTGTAGCCGGGTCGAGAGAAGCGGTAACGTTGCAGTCGATCCATGCAGCTACGCCTGCGTCGTTTGTGGAGCCCTTGCACCACATCAGAGCGTCCTGCTTCATGAAGTGGTAGTACTTGTCAGCCTGCGGATCGCGCGGATAAGGAACAACGCAGATCTCATCGTCAGACCAGCCGAATCTCTGAGCAAATCTGTTCAGACCGGAATCGCCTTCGAACTCCCATGTACCGCCGTTGCCATAGAACAGGGTATCGCCCTGCGCCCATGCCTTCGGGTTAACAGACCAGCCGTTAAGCTCGTGTCTCGGATAACGGAGGTTCTCCTTCTGGAGTGTGGAGAGCAGATCCATTGCACGCTCTACGTTAGCGTCGTACATGTTGTTTGTGATAACGCCGTTTACGTTGGAAACGATAGGTGTACCGGTGGATACAACGAACTCGTTCTCAGGGTTGTAACCGTCGATGGTGTACTTGTTGTCGCCGGACTTCTGGAACTCTCTTGCCATATCGAGGAATGCGTCCCATGTCCACTCGTCGTTCTCGAACAGGGTTCTCGGATCCTGGAGACCAGCGCCCTCAACTACGCTCTTTCTGTAGTAGAGTAGGGAGTCGAAGGAGATCTCATAGATAGCGCAGTAGTATCTGCCGTTGAGCTGGAACTGGTCAATAACATCTCTGGCACCGTCCCACTTGGAGGTGCTGAGATCGATGATCTTGTCAATAGGCTGATATCTGCCCTTCAGAACGCCGTACGGGAAGTCGCGGATCTCGAACGGGAACAGGTCGGGGGAGTCGCCGGACTGGATAGCTGTAGCCAGCTTGTCGTAACGCTCGCCGTAAGCTACGTTGATGTACTCAAAGATTCTGCCCTCGCGGGAAGGATCGTCACCGGTAGCGGGAACGCCGTATGCCTTCTTGAACAGCTCTGCAGCCGCGGTGGTCTCGTCGATATCCCACCATGCCATCCACTTGATGCGCTTGTCGACCTTTAAATCGGGGTTATCGAGGCTTGATGCCGCACCCTCTACTGCTTCCTGAACAGCGGGGTCGGTGTCGTAGGTGGTGGTTACCAGCGGAGTGGTAACTACAGCGTTTGCGTTTGCATCGGGAGCAGCTGCATTGCTTGTGCCGGCGTTGCTGCCGGCAGCCGATGTCTCCTCATCGCATGCGGTGAGTGCGAGAACCATGGCGGAAGCAAGAACAGCGGCTGCTGCGCGCTTAAACTTGTTCATGGGTTAACCTCCATTAAGTTAGTAAATAATAAAGCAGGGACAAAATATTTCTGTCATATATTATTATACAGTAAAGTTTGTGATATTTCAATATAAATTTTAGATAATTTCAACACATTTTCTTTGTGCAATATCGCACAGTGCAGAACAATATTTTACTTAATTTTATCATATATTAGGTAAAATTTTAAGATAATCCTTAAATTAACCGCCTAAATGCCGTTAAAAAATCACTTATTAAATTTCAATTTTGCATTTTATCCAGAGCCATTAAACAGCTTTTTCCAGCTACAGTTTTTTCACTTCAGGCGCTAAAAATTTCCTCAGACTACTTGATTTTTTCATCTGATTGTGATATAATTTAATCGTTATATGGGGGTGTAGCTCAGCTGGGAGAGCGCTTGCTTCGCATGTAAGAGGTCAGGGGTTCGAATCCCCCCATCTCCACCATATATTTAAGAAACCGCATTGCAATGCGGTTTCTTAATTTTTATCCCCGAAAAATCCCCGAATTATCGCGGAAAACGAAAAATCCCCGGAGCCAGCGCCCCGGGGATAACGATTATTCAGTTTTAACTGAGCAGCCCAACTGCCGAAGTTTTCTCGACAGTTCCTCCTCCTTGCTCTGCCCGACGGTTATCTCGGCAGTGATCCTGACCTGCTTCTCCGGCGCGACCAGAGAACGGAACCAGTCCATATTCTTGCCGAATCTGGCGAGCCAGTGCTCCGGGTCGCCGTGGTTGGAAGCGTACCCACGGGCGCAAGCCTCCTTGTGGCTGATGATGTTTCCCGGCTTAATGGTCGGGTAGTTCTTCATGAGGCGCTGGCAGAGGTCAGCCGCAAGCCCGAAGGCCTCCTCGAAATAGGCGCGGTCGTTCAGCGCGTCCTCGCAGACCTCAATCTGTATGTACGCCGGAGCGTAGTTGTAACTGCCTTTTGAGCCAGATCCGCAGCCCCAGCAGCAGACGTTCCAGGGGAGCAGCTTAGCCGCTTTCACTTCGCCGTTCTTGTCCTTGCCTATGACCGCGTGCGGGCAGACATTGCTGTCCGGGCGGTCGAAGTAGTTCCTGTAGGGATTCGCCCCGCAGATTTCCGGCGCGTTGACGTAGCGCTTGAGGTTCGGATTGTTCGCCCCGGTGCTGTGGATTATGATACCTGCCGGGCTGCCTGTCGGCATGGGGCGGGCGGCTTTGAACGCTCCATTGTTCCGGGCGTATGCTTCAAATGTTATCGCCATCGTTGCTGCCCTCCTTATCCGTATTCGCCTTCTTCTCAATATCGCTCCTGATACGCTTCGCAAGCTTCATCAGGAACGGTGGGAGCTTCACGCCTATATCTATCATATTCTCCAGGACGGATATCACCTCGTTGCACATGAGCCACGCGCAAACGACGATCGCGCACACGAACGACACCTCAAGCTGAATCCCGATGTTGTTCGCAGCGTATGTAACGAGCCAGTCCATCACGCCGCCGACCACCACGAGCAGCCACATGCAGACCTTCTTCACGATTCCCCGGAACGACTTGTAGCTGCTTATCTTCTCGCTGCGGTACTTTGCCGCCGCAAGCCCGGTTCCGTAGTCTATAAGCTGGAGCAGCACCAGCAGCAGGAACGGCACGGCTACCACGCCGAGCCACGCGAACAGCGCCGAAAGCAGCGCCGTGAAACCGATTTTTTCAAGTTTGTCCATTTATTCCTCCATTCCCGCGAGCACCGCACGGAGCTGCGCTGCTTCTTCCTCAAGCGCCTTGAGCCGGGATTTATCCTCATCTGTTCCGACGCCCGCAACTATTGCAGCAAGTGGGCGTATTCTTTCCCGGTCTATCTCCACGAATCTCCGGGATATCTCGGCGGTGCGCAGCCGATTTTCGCGGGCAGCACGCTGCTCGTCATTTTCGCGCGGTTCGATGATTTCATCATAATTCTGCGACATATGCGTATCCTCCTTCTACTGCCTTGATGTCCGTTATTGTCCTCATGCTGGGACGTAAATCCAGCGTATCGATGTCGTTTGTGGTGCGCATCTGGTAGTAGCGCTGGCACTTCGCGAGTTCCGTCGCAGGGTCGGGCGGGACGAACGGCGTTGCCAGTGAACCACTCTCCAGCTTCGCCCATGCGAGTTTCAGGGAGTCCCCGGCTTCGGTGCCCTTGTTGAACCCGATGGAGACTGCGGAGATGTATTCGCCATCTGGCAGGTCGACCGATACCTTGTTCACTCCCTCGCGAAGCGCCGAAGTATAGTAGCTGTCAACGTAGTCCCCAGCTGCGGTCACAGTGCGGATACGCGCGGCCCATACTCCGGTGACGTCCGCTGCCTTGAGAGATAGCGTGTATTTTCCCGGTGGAAGCGGGAACTCAAAATCCTGCCAAAAAGCGTGGGTTGTTGACGACGCTGTTACCGTAGAGGTGAGCTTTACACCGCCGGAAATCGGCGCTGCGCTGCACTTCCCGGGGGAATACCATCTGTCGACCGTGTAGCCGGAGGTGTATTCAGCCTGCCCGCGCTGATTTATACGGAAATCCGGATTTATCAGCAGGTTCGGATTGCTGTAATTCACCGCGTTCCACGCTGCCTTTTCAGTGGCGGTAACGTGGATATCCGCGTTCCCTGCATGAGCCTCAATGGCGGCTCTGGCTACGCTGTCAGCACCCGAGCCGCCGAAATATGCTGACGTCTTAAAAGGGCATGCGGTGTAATCGCTCCCTACAAGCTGAATCGAGCCAGTCCCGAGCAGGTACACTGTCCTGCAAGCCCCGTCAATCCTTACCGCCTGCCCCGCCGGAATGCTGACCACTCCGTCAGCTCCCGCCGTAACGCCCGGAGCAGTGGACGCGTACACGGTAGCCGTGCCGTCGTTCCTGAGCCAGGCGTTCGTCCCGCCGCTGTAATCTGCCCTGATTTCCGCGCCTGTGAGCGCTATCGTCTTTGATGTCATGTGTTACCTCCTATTTTGTGTTTTTTCATTAAGTACGCTGAGTTGTTACGCACCGTTGCTTCATCGTGATATTGCGAGCCAAAAGCACACATTACAAAGTCACAAATTGTTGGTGCGTCCAATCTTGTTGACCCGAGATACTCGTTGTTGAGGTACATCATATTCGCGTACTGCCCGGTCATGCAGTTACCGACATGCCCAACAAGAGCGCCATCAATGTAAAAATAAGTAACACCGTCCACACGTGTAAAGCAGTACACATGGTACTCGATACAACTTACGTTTGTTTGCTGAATATCATACGCTGCAGACGAAAAGTACAAATTGCCATCAAACTGCAATAAACCGAAACCATAATGCTCAGAATTAGACAGCTGTGAAAGCCTCTTCGTGATAATGCAGTTGATAACCTTACTAACCTCAGACTTTACTATGGCATACACTGTACTTGGCTCAGCGCAAGCGAACGTACCGTACTGACTAGCTGTAAAGTGCACTGCTTCACCGTTCTCCGAAGCGCCTGAAAGAATGATATCGTTGTACCCAGTAACTGAATTCTTCCAGCGCAGGTTCGCAATATCCCGCGTATCTGGCGTGAACATTCCGAATATTCCGTCCATGATAAATGCCGTCTTGCTTATTCCTCTGCACATTGCCACAGCCCAGAACACCGCGTTATGCGCAGCCACATCGGTTATACCCGCCGAGATTTCCGGCTCGAACTCGTTCCCCGCGCTGTCGCTTATTTTGGATATCAGTCCGGTTTCCGCGTCCTTTTCTATCGTGTACGTCGTGCCGTTGAATTTTACCGAGGCGTCGGTCAGGTACTGGTATTCGGTGAGAGTAGCAGACGTTGCCCCCGCCGCCACCTGCTTCTCCGTGGCCTCCTGCCGGTTCTTAGTGCTCCGGTTCTGCGCCTTGCTTTCCGCCGTGCAGGATATCTTCTCGACAAAGCCGCTCGTGCAGGTCAGCGACAGCTCCTGTTCCATGACTATCGCCTTTTTCTGCGTTCCGTCCGCGTCCTCGACCGTGAACACATCGCCCGGCTCAAGGATATTCTCCGCAGGCATTTCGAGTGAAACCGCCGAGTAATTCAACCCGCCGAGCCTGTTCCATGCGTATTCCGCGATACCGACCGTCGCAAACGGGTCATACGCCGTCACTATGCCGTCGGCGGTTTCGTCGTACTCAGAAGCAGTGCCGTCGATGTAGATTTTATCGTCGCCGCCGCGCTGGAGCAGTATCCCCTTGACCGTGTATCCGCTTCCACCTGCTATATCCAGCGAGTAGCACCGTGCGTGCTGAACAGTTTTTCCGACCTCCTCATAAGCCGGAAATTTCAGCACCTCAGACGGCGAGAACCGCGCGTTCCTGCCATGACTTGCCGCGATGTAGCTGATAAGCTCCTGCGCCGTGTAGCCGTCTGGGGCTTTCTCGACCGTGATATCCTCGCAGACAAAATCGGTCGTGACCCCGGCGCGGGCACAGAGGTAATTCAGCATTGCCTGCATTTTGCAAGGAAACGTCGGCGCGGTTGCCTTGCTGGTGTCCACCCAGCTCACGCGCTTGTCGAGCCTGCTCATCATGTCGTAAGCCTTGACCGCAGTAACGCCGTTGCGAGTGACCGCCTCGTCAACGTAGAATGTCCCGAGCCGTATCCAGTCGAGCACCGGAGCTGTGCAGCGGTAAAAAACCTCAACTTTTTTCAGCCGCCCGTTAAAAAGAATTGTCGCCTTAGTTTCGAGCGTGAGCATGTCCGACATGCACGCGCCTATCTGGAGCTGATCGGAGCAGCTCCGCAGGATATCAACGCTGATAACGTCCCCGAGCCATAGCGTGTCCGGTTCGGCAGAATTGCCGTAAACCTTGACCATAACTCCGAACTGCCGCCCGGAGCCCTGCACCTGCGCAAGATATTCGTCTGAAACTGTCCTCATATCACATCTCCTCGAACACCAGCGAGATCTCGCTGCACATTACGTCGTCGCCGTCTGCGTAAAGCACCGGGGTCGGGATATCACCGCTCAGGTGAACAGAATACACGCTGCTGTCAACGCTGACATTGAACGTTATCGGCTTTATGACCGTCTTGATCTCCTCCCACTTCGCAAGAGGAACGATCGGGAACTGCACCGAAATGCGCTTCTTTGAAAGCTCGGAGATACGGTCTACCACCAGCGAACCGTTCAGGGTCTGGTTGACCGACTGGCTCCGGAACGTGTCCGCGATATCCGGCGGCAGGATAAATTTGCTGACGTCGATATCGCCTATTTTTAGTATCATGATACCTCCTAGAAATTGAACGGCGATTTGCCGGAGCGCTTCGCCATAATGTTGCAGTCCCGGACGCACGCCTTGCCTATCGTCAGGTCGCCGGCAGTCAGCTCAATGGTCATATCGCCGAAAGCGTTCTCGAACTTCTCGACCTTGCGCTGCAGCTTGGTTATCGCGTTTATCACGTCGGCGAGGTCGGTCTCCTTCGAAGCGGACGAACTTTCAGCCGCGCCGGATATCGCGCCGGTCAGGGCGTTTATCTGGTGCGCGGAGGCCGTCTTTCCGAGCACGTCCTTGCCGATGAGCGATTTCAGCGCGGCGGTCTGGTCGTTGTCCCACATGGTCGGGACATAGCTTGTTATGCTGATGAAATTGCCCTGGCTGCCTGTGGAACTGCTCGAACTGCCTGAGCTGGTCTTGGTTTTCGATGTGTCGGCGGTTGGGGTGTAGGGCTTGTAGGTGTAGGTGCTTTCATGCTCGGGTTCAGCGGGCGTTTCTTCTGCGGGAGCGGCTGTATTACCACCGCCCGACTTTTTCCGATAGTAGTCTGCCTGCGTTTTTGAACCATATATGAGCTGTTTTTGCTTGGGAGCAGTCAGCTCATTGAATGTGCTTTCTATCTCTTCGAACTCCGTCATTTTTGCGTACATATCGTCCCGCGCCTGGACAAGCTGGCTGTAGATGGCGCTGTCGAACGCGTCCGTGCCGGCATATTTCTCCATGCGGCTGACCATTCTTGAAAGCGCTTCATATCGCTCACGGTAGGTAGTTCCCGCCTTGAATTTGTAGTCGGTCGTGGAAGAAAACAAATCGCTGGTTATTCCTTCATAATTCCCGCCGGATTCGTCAATGAACCACTTCTGGAGATATTTGTGCAGGTCGCTGTTGGAATCGGTATTATTCAGCGACAGCGCCCATTCCGTATCCTGCGCGTCCTGCGCGGTGTAGTATGCTGCTTTCGCGTCAGCTTCCGCAAGCTCGCTTTTGCTGTTGATGAGCTCGCCCAGCAATGAAAGCTGCTCCTCATACTTGCCGTTAACAAGGTCGATTTTCGCGGCCTCCTGACCGTAGGTGTCTATCAGGGCCTTTTGCAGTTCCTCAAGTTTTTCCTTTGTTTCTTTGGCGTCATCAGCAGAATTTTTCAATGCCTTGTACTGGTCGGAAAGCTTTTTTACTTCCGTTGCGGCGTTCGCGGAATCCTTTGCGGTTTCGTTAAGCTGCATAGCCTGATTATGGAGCTCGTTCACCTTTTCGGCTGAGGTTTCAGTGGTATTGTTGAAAGCCACAAGCGCGCCTATCGCGCCCGCCGCAAGCGAGGCTATCAGCACGAACGGATTTGCTGCGCCTGCAACATTCAGGGCTATCTGCGAGGCTGTCGCCGCGTCAGTGATGGCCTTGAATGATTTTAGCGCGGAAACCGCCGCCGAAACAGCGTTTCCTATCTTGATAACGGTATTGAACGTGATGAGTGCCGCTACTATCGCCGCGATAACGTCACGCATTTCCCATGCTACTTTGATAGCCTTGCCGATAAAATCGACCGCACCTTTGAGCGCGGATATCAGAGTAGGCAGGTGCCGCGCCGCAAAGTCCGAAATCTTGGCCGCGATGTCAGCGGCTATCTCAATGAGCGGCGGTAGCAGCTCTGATATTATAAGCGTGAGCGGGTCGATGAGGTCGAGCAACGATTCAACAAGTGGCTCCGCTGCGTCCAACAGCACCGGAACGACCTCGTCGGCTATCTTGCCGAGCTTGTCAATGACCTCCGAAACGACCGGGATAAGCTCGTCGCCAAGCGGCTGTATCAACAGCTCAACCTGCCTTTTCAGCCCGCCGAGCGCGTCCGAGAGCGAACTGTAATTTACCTCGACTATCTCGTCCACAGCTCCCGCACAGTCGTAGGCGCTGTCGGAGATATCGCCGAGCGCCTTAACCGCGTCAGCGCCGAGATCCTCCCACATGGTCCCGAACAGGTTTACTCCTGCTTCGTTCTGCGCGATGGGGTCTTCCATATCGCCGAGAGCCTTTATGATTGTCTGGAACGCGTCCCGGGCAGCGTCGCCGCCCTGCGCGAACTTCTTCGCCATATCCTCCGCGTCGTAGCCGAGGGCTTCAAAGCCTTTTTCAGTCGTGTCCGAGCCGTCGATAGCGCGGATAGAAAACTCCTTGACTGCGTCGCCTATTTTATCGAGGTTCCATGCTCCGTTCTCCGCGCCGTTCGCGAAGATAGTGAACATATCGTCGGCAGAAAGCCCCAGCTTTTTGAACTGCACGGAGTACTCACTGATATTGTCCAGCAGCTCTCCGGAGTAGTCGAGGCCGTCCTGCGCACCCTTGGCGATATAATCGAACGCGTCCTCGGCAGCTATACCGAAGTTCTCCACCATAGCTTTAGCGGCGCGGGAGGTCTCGGCGACGTCCATATCGAACGCGTCCTGCAATGCGTAGGCGCTCTCGGTGATTTTTTCGAGCGGCTCCGCGTCCATTTCGCCGAGATTCTGAGTTATCGTGGAAATGCTCGCGGCGATGTCGTCGAAATTCTCGCCGAAGTTGTTGCCGTAAACTCCCTTTATCACCTCGGAGTACTTTTCAGCGGCAGCCGCGCCCTCGCCTGTGGCGCTGGTAACACGCTTGACTGCCTTGTCCAGGTCGTCAGCAGATCTTACCGCCGCCGTGCCTATCGCAGTACCCGCCGCAGCCGCTGCGGAAGCAGCCGCGCCTATTGCCTTGATAGCTCCCAGAGCCGCTTTTTCAACCTTATCTGCGGAATCTCCGATTATCTTCTCCGCGTTCTTGAGATCGTCGGGGAGCTTGCTGTTGTCGCCCCGGATATGATATACTACTTCTCCTTCGGGCATTTTTCCTCCTTTCGGGCATGAAAAAAGCACGCTGATTTCTCAACGTGCTTTGTGTATTTGATTTTGTTCAGATTTTAATACCCCACAGCCTCAACGCCGTAAACAGCCTGTGAATGAGTGAACCCCTCATACTCGAGCTGGTCGATAAGCCCGCTCTTTGAAAAGCTCATGATATCCAGGTAGTCAGCAGCTTTTTTCGCCGCCTGTTCATTCCAGTCAGCGCCGCAGTGGTCTGCTCCGTATGTAGCTTCGGAAGCCGAGTAGCCCTCGTATTCAAGCTGATTGATAAGTCCGGAATACGAAAACGCCATTATGCTAAGGTAGTCCTTGGCTTTGTTCAGCGCGTTGGTTTCGCCCATCGTTGCCTTGACTTCGACGGGTTTCGCGGTCTGCGGCTTTGCTGTAGTTGTCTGGACTGTAGTCACAGGCGCGGCGGTCGTTGCGGGCGCCGCCGTAGTAGTCGCGGCTGTCGTCTGGGCAGCGGATTCAGCGGCGCTCTGCAAGGAATTGTACTCGCTTTTCAGTTCCTCGTAGTCGGAATTCAGCGAATCATACTGTTTCTGCAAATCGTTGTGCTCAACGCTCAACTGGCGATACTGCTCGCGCAGGTTACTTTCCTCCGATTCAAGCGAATTATATTTCTCCTGCGATACGGAAGAACAACCGGCAAGCAGAGCGATTGCGCCGGCTGCGCAAAATGCTATTATCTTCTTCATAGGAAATTACCTCCAAATCGTTTATTTCCTACATTATAGCACGTCCCTCCGGAAATGTCAATACAGAAATCATTCAGCCTGCGCCCGCAGCATATTGAACAGCCCGTCCCAGCCCCCTCCGTCCTGCGCCTGCGAAGCGCCCTTATTCGGCAGCGCATACAGCGTTTTCAGCTCCGTGAGCCGCCGGATATACTCCGCGTTGTGCTTGTTCGGAGCCGGGATATCCTCCGAGCGTATCCGCATTATCTGCTTCACCGGCGCGTCCTCCGGAAGCCCGTGGAACATCGCGAGGAACGCGCACCAGTGCAGCCGCCCGCACTCCTGTATCAGGTCGATACCGTAAGCCTGCCGGAACGACGAGTATATCTCCTCCGCGTCGAAGCTGAAATCAACGCACTTCTGCGGCTGCTTCTGCGTTGACAGCCGCCGCTGCGGAGGAGCTATCACCTCGTCCATAAGCTGTTGGAGTACCCGGCTCTGTACCTCCGGCGGCGGGGTTTTCCGGCAGTCCACGAGCCATGAGAAGCCCGCCTCCGTCTTTTCCTCCGGCGTGAGGTCGGGGTCGTCGAGAACGTCGTAGAACCTCAGCACCCGGTCGAACCACAGGGTCAGCCGGTACTCCTGGCCGTCAACGGTAATGCGGTCGGGAAACGGCTCGTACAGCTTCATCTGAGCTTCTTCCCCCTGCGGTAGATTCCCTTGAGCTGTTCGCGGCGGCGGGCTATGCACTCGTTCACGCGGGGGAGTATCACGTCGTAGATATACGGCACTATCGCGACTGACATCTCAACGTAGTTCCCATCGAAGAACTCGCAGATGGTTTCCGCGTTCTCCCTGCCAAAGCAGATGGCGAACACCCCGCGCACCGCCCTGCCATACTGCTCGTAAGCCTCGGCGTAGTCCTTATCGGAAGCCGCCTTTTTCAGCGCCTGCTCAGCGGTCGTGATGTCGGTGAGGTTCCTGCGGAGTTCCCCCGCGATAGCGTCGATGTCAACGACGAACTCCAGCGTTACGGCGGGATTTCCGTCCTCTCCGCAAAGCTCCAGCGCGTCGCGTATCTTCTCCGATCTCTTTATCTGGTACATTTTCTGCTCCTTTCAGCATTAAAGCCCTGTCTTCTTCTCGCCGGTGTCGTCCAGGTCGCCGGTCTCGACGGTGGGCTTGCCATTCATCGCCATGACTACAGTCACGGCGTTCGGCGCGGTGGATTCGCCGCCCGCAATAGCTATCTGGGTCAGCGTTACCGGACAGGTGACTATCTGCCCGTTGCGGTTCATCTTGATATCGGTAACACGCGCCGCGCCGGGGCTCCACTGAATCTTGTCGAGATAAGCGCACACCGGGTCGCTTGCCATGAAGTCGCCCTGAAGCGTTATAGTAGGCTGGAATCCGGTAACTGTGCTGGAGCTGTAACCGCCGTCGCTGAGGTAGGACGCGGAATACACGTTCTCGTTCAGCGCGTTCGCGCAGTTCTTGAACGCATTGCACATGGACTTATAGGTCGCACTGTCACCTGTGGGCGTGGTGTTGATGAACACTTTGACCTCGTGGTTAAGCTCAACACCCGCGACCTTGGGTAATGTCTGGGACATAGTAATTCTCCTTTCAGTCGAAAAATTCGGAATTATGAATGCGGAATTCGGAATTTCGGTGCCGCCTGCGGCGGTTATTTAAATACGTCCCACGAAGTGGGACACCTTAATTCCGAATTAAGAATTCCGAATTAAATAATGATCCGCAGGCTGACGGACAGCGAATATATCCAGTAATCGCCGTCCGTGCCTACGAATAACGGCTCGCTGCGTGCCTCCGCGTTAACGACAGGCGCACCTAGCCGGGCTGTATCGCAGGCGTTGGCTATCCCGCAGAGGAAGCCGTAAGCCTGCTCCTGTTTCTTGAATTTCGACAGCACATCGAGTGAAATCACCGCCCGGCGGTTCGCGAGGTCGAGGGAGGTGAACTCCCGGGAACCTGTCACGACCTGCACTGCGATACTTTCCCCGGCCGAAAGAAGCCCGACGGACGCCGGCTGTCCTGTTGTTTTCTCCGCAAAAGCCCGGAAAGCTTCGACTGCCTGTAACTGCGCCGTCATTTGTTCAGCTCCTTTCGCAATGCTGTTTCGTAGATTTGCCGCCATTCCTCGCCGTGGTCTGCCTGGGCGCGCTCGCACCAGTGGGAGCCGGCTTTCGGGTTCTTGCGCTTATCGAATTTAAGCCGCACCTCCGGCGAGACCTTGACATTCGTCTGACCCTCCCGCGCCCATGCTGAACCGGTTTTCGGGTCCACCATCAGCACGCCGTGATACAGATATCTAGCGTAGGGAGTAGACCAGACGAGCTTTCCGTGCAGTATATCGCTGTGGATATTCGAGCTGTTGACGAGCGCGTCCTGGTCGTCCGGAACGTACTCGTTGCAGTCCGCGAGCGCCTGCTGGGAGGTTATCCCGAGCGCCTTTTCGGAAGCCGCGCGGATATCGACCGCTATCTGCGCGGAATTGATGTTCACCGTCACAGGCACAGTCCCACCTCCAGATGGTGGAGTTTCTGACGGTCATAGAGCACCTCGACAGTTTCGACGCGGTACTTCCTGCCGCCGAACTCTACGATATACCCCGGCTTGAACTCCACCTCCGGAGCGCTGTTCCGGCAGTCGTAGAAAAGCGTTGCAGACAGCGTAACAGAGCGGTTGTCGGACGTGATTATCATTTTACTCGCAGGCTCTACGCGGATATGCGTGAGTTCCGCGAGTTCGACAAGTTCCTGCTCCTGCCAGGAATTCTCCCGGGCTTCGTACAGCTTCGCCGAATGTATCAGCAGGGAACGCGGGATAGGTCTCATATCCTCACCCCTCTGTAGAGCAGCCCGGTAGGCTCCAGCAGCGCCAGAGCCTGGGCGCACAGCGAATTCGCCGCCGAACCTCCGGAGTTGCCGGAACTCCCGCCAGCGGGGCTCCCGCCGCCGGAATAGCTGAACTTCCCGAGCGTTACTGAGCCGCCGTCCGTGGTCTCCGACAGCGCCGAAACGCCGCCGTTTTCGAGAATGAACTCAGCCTGCGCGCAGACCGCGTTCTGCGCCGCTGTACGCCAGACTTCCGGCGTGGTAGCTACAGTATACCCCGACGGGAATATCTCCCGGTCTACGATAAGCTCCGCGCGTTTGAGAGCGGCTGTCAGCTCGTCCGAATCCGTCCAGCCGCCCCAGTTCGCGGAGTAGTATTCAGCCGTGACCGTCATGCTACTGTAACATAGCCGACCTTAACGCACTTCTTGTTGCTGTCGAGGTCGATTATCTCGATGATGTCGCCCTTCTTGCAGGAGATCTGCGTGCTGTTGGAAGTGAACGCATTTGTAGCAGCGATAGCAGTGAAGTCCTCCTCAAGCGCCGCGCGCTTTGCCGGATTCACGCGGTATACGAACGCGTCCGCAGCGCTCTCAGCGACGGTGACCTTGCACTTATCGGAAGCAAACGCGCCCTGCGTAAGAGTGAGCGAACCCGCGGAAAATACGGCGTAAATAGCGCTCTTGCGGAGCACCTCATGACCGTAAACGGAACGCCCCTGTACCGCAGAAGAGCCGATGTGCTTGCTGTCCTTGAGGTCGTTCACGGCGATAGGCACCTTCCATGCGTTGATGCGCGTAGCATAGCGCGGGTGACCTGCGATCATCGCAAGGTTAGCGGTGTCGTCGTTCCACTCGTACACGGTGAATCCCGCGATCTTGCCGACCGCGCCGGACTGCTTCACCTCGTCGCCGAGCGCGGAAGCCTGCACGAACAGCGGGCTTTTCAGCATAGCCGCGTAGATGTCCGGGGTAACAAGCAGGTAGCGCCTGCCGTCGTTCGGGACGTTCGCCTTGCTCATCAGCGTGCGGATATCCACAACGTCGCTGTACACGGTCGCCGCAGAAATAGCGGAAACGTTCACGCGCGTACCCTGCGAGATGAGCGTGGAAGCGCCGTCGCGGTCGAGGGCGGTCGCCATGGAGTAGCCCGCGCTGTCAAGCCTGTCCGCGATAAGGTTGTCGGGAACGGAAGCCGCGTCGTAGCCGTCCACAAGCTCGTTGACGTACTTCTCGCGGTTGATGAGGATAGAGCGGTACTCGGTGGAGCTTTCGGAAAGATCGCCGCCGGCGCTGCGGTCGTAGTCGCCGACCTTGACCTCGCCGTCGCGCACCGGAACCTTGACCGCGCCCGCGACCGGGTCGCCCTCGTAGTCGTTGTTGAAGATGATACCGTCCTTAAGAATGTTTTCCGAGCGCATTTTCGCAAGGACAAGCGAAGAATAGCGCTCCTGAGCCTCATGAGCCATAGATTTCTCCTTTCAGTCGAAAATTCGGAATTATGAATGCGGAATTCGGAATTTCGGTGCCGCCTGCGGCGGTTATTTAAATACGTCCCACGAAGTGGGACACCTTAATTCCGAATTAAGAATTCCGAATTCCGAATTAAAACTTGATTCCGGGGTTCTTCGCACGGAACGCGGCTTCAACGCCGGAAATAGCGGCGCTGCCGTTCCCGCCGGAAA